TATTAGGTCTAATGTAGGAGTTAAAAATGTAGCTGATATAGGCTTTTTGCCAGGGAGTGAGTTTGATAAATTACTTCCATACGCCATGCCTTTAGCTGACCATGTCGGTGGTATAGAAGGTCTTAGAATGCTTACTAACGCTACACCTAAAATAGTAGAACTTCAACATCTTGGTTTTATAAGAGGAAGAGATATTAAAAATACAATAGTAATTGTTAGTGAAGCTGAAAATTTAACTAGAGAACACGCACAATTACTTGTAAGTCGAATTGGAGAGAATAGTCAGATATGGTTTAATGGAGACTTTAGACAAATTGACTCTAATGTTTTCGAACAAAACAATGGTCTTCATGCGATTATAGAAGCACTAAAAGGTGAAGAACTTTTTGGATGTGTTAATTTCACTATTACAGAAAGAAGTGAAGTTGCTAAACTCTCTGAAAAAATTTAGGGAGCTGGTTTAATGGATATTGTTAAAAAAAGAGGAAGACACGCATTAAAAATATACGACAAAGAAGACCCAGAGGCTGATGCAAAACTTCATACACAAATGTTTTATAAAAGATTCGGAGAAGAAGCTCATATAAAACAAAAATATATTAAATATATAGTTAGGTCTTTTATCACTACTTTTAAAGAGATGATAGCAGAAGGATATGTAGTTAAACTTGATGGCATTGGAGATTTCTTTTTAGCTTCAGAAATTACAGATTTAAAATGCAGATATACTCCGCTTTATAAAAAGTTTATTTTTGCTGGAGTTAAACCTATTTTACATTTTAAAATATCAAAAAAATGGAAAGAGGCTTTGATAAGAGTAGTTACTGAAAAAGATGCCTATATAGAAGACCCTATTGCTTTCGATTTTAATCCTAATTATTATTATTTAGGATACATTAGAAATAAAAATATGGCAGTAACTGAAGTTGAAAGAGGAATTGGTAGAAAAAGACGACCAGAAGTTATTTATACAGTAGAAGACATTGAAAGAAAGTGCGAAGAATATGGTTTACACTTTCCAGATTTTACTGGAGAAAAAAGAAAACTTAAAAGTCCAGAGGTGGCAGAAGCTATAAGAGCCTACTGTGGAATAAAGGAGTCAAAGGATGAACCAACTTAGAGGATTAAATGAAACAATAAAAGATTATTTTAGAAGAATTTGTATAAACAGAAAAGAATTAGGTTTAATCTGGGACGACATAGCTGAGTTGATGAATAATGAAACTGGTGATAAATTTACAGAATCAAGATATAGAAAAAAATGGGCTAATTATAAAGAAGGCTTTAATGATGCAGTGACTCAAGCAGTTGATACTGATACTGTTTTAAAAAATCAAGAGCTTTCTCTTTTAAAGATTCAAGAAGAAAAAGTATTATTAAGAGATAATAGAACTGCTCTTGCTTTACAAATAAGAGTTAAAGCTAGGTTTGAAAATTTTGTCGAAGAATTAAAAAATGCAATGAAAGAAAATTTGCCTCCACTTCAATTTAGTCCTAAAATCATAGAAGATTCAAATAAGGATTTAATAATGGTTGTTGCTTTTTCTGACTTCCATGTTGGAGCAGGATTTAGTAATTATTTTGGAGAGTATTCTATTGAGATATTTAAAAGAAGGCTTGAAGAATATGTAGAAAAAATAATTGAATTTGGGAAAGAAAATAAAGTAGGTATATTAAAAATTCTTTCTTTAGGAGACGTTATATCTGGGACAATACATGTTTCGACGAGAATACAAAACGTAGAAAATGTCGTTCAGCAAACTAAAATTTCTGCTGAATATATTGCACAAGCACTTTGTAAATTAGCTGAAAATTTTGAATTAATAGAATATTATACAGCTTTAGGAAATCATGGTAGAGTAACACCATCCAAAGAAGAATCTTTATATGAAGAAAATTATGAAAGCTTTATTCCTTGGTGGATTAAAGCAAGGCTAGTTGATATCAAAAATATAAAAATTATGGATAATGAAGTTGATGAAGGAATAATCGTAGCTAAGATGTTTAATGATGAGGTTATCTTCGGAGTTCATGGCGACAAAGATAGTTTTAGTAAAGCTTCTACAAATCTTCCTGTAATGATTAGAAAATTTCCGATATCTATCTGGTGTGGTCATTTACATTCTTTTGGTGTAGAAACTAAACATGGGATAGAAACGATTAAATCTGGATGCCTTGGTGGAACTGACGAATATGCAAAAGACAATAGACTTACTGGCAAACCTTGCCAAACTATAGCTATCTATGATAGAGAAGGATTAATGCTTATTAAGAATGTTAATTTTAAATAAACATTAATAGAGGGAAACTTATGGAGTTTTTATTTTTAGGAATTATTATTGGGATAGCTTCAGAGAAATATCTATTTAGACTATTAGACTTACTATTTGAGTATATTAATGTTAGAATTAGTGAAAAAGCTTCTAAGTATCAAGCTAAAATGCAAATATTAGAATTCAAACTCAATGAAAAATGCTCTCCTAAACAACCAGCTATAGGTTTTTCTTTAGGAAATAAAGATGATGACCTGTGTGGACAAGATGATTGGGATGATGAAGAAGAAGAAATTTCAGAAGGTTTTTTCATGAAAGGTAAATCCCAAAATAAAATTGGATTTTAATCTTAGAAAGGATGAAAGGATTTGGAAAAGAAGAATACTTCTACTCCAGTTAGCCACGTAAAGAAAAATGGTAAAGCCTTAGATGTACTAGAAAATGCTAGACCTAAACCAAATGCAAGAAAACCCAAACTGGTTAAAATGGATAAGTCTGAATTGGATAAACTTAAAGTTGAAGTAATTAATACAGGTACTTTCATGTTTCCAGAAGAGACTATAGTTCCAGAGCCAGAAAAATATAAATGCTCTTGTTGCGGTTTATCTAAAAAATTTGATAGTTTTTTTGTATCTTATTCCATAATAAATAAAGATAGAGCAATGATGTCAGCATGTAAAGACTGTATAGATGTTCTTTGGAAATCTTATTTAATAAAATATTATGGAGATATATCTAGAACTTTATATTATTTTTGCATGTTAGTTGATGTACCTTATTATAAAAATGTTTTGGAAGAAGTAAATACAACAGAGGGTGAAAGTACAAAATTTTTTAAAAGATATATGGAAAAAGTTATTTCTTTTGGAAAACAAAATAATGCTCTCACTTTCTTAGATGGTCAATTACTATGGGATGGGACAAATGAAAAAGACCCAGATTTCTTTGAATATGATGCAGAAGCTATTGATTATGTTCCAACTTTAAAAGATGTTAAAATGTGGGGAAGACTTCCAGCACAAGATATTTATTATTTAAAAAATGAACTTGAAGATTGGAAACAAAAAACTGAAATAAGCGATAAGTCTATGGAAGAAATTGTAAAACAAATCTGCTATAAACAGCTTAAAATATTTAGGTTAAATGAAGTTGATGGGAATACTTCTAATGAAATTAAAGATTTAAATTCACTTATGACTTCTGCTAAATTAAAACCAATACAAAATAAAACTATAGGCTCAGAAGAGAATACTTTAGGTGCTTGGATTAAACGCTTTGAAAATGAAAGACCAATACCAGAACCAGACCCAGAATTTGCAGATGTCGATGGCATATGGAAAAAAATAAGAATTTGGTTCTTAGGACATTTTTCAAAAGTATATAATTATGAAAATGAGTTCAGTAGAGAATATGAACAAGAGATGTCCAAGTATAGAGTGGATAGTAGCAAAGAAATTTATGAAACAAAATGGGCTACTCACGAAATGGGCAAGGAGTTGTTTAAAAATGACTGAACAAATTAGTCAAAAAGATTTAAAAAGAATTGGACTAGATAAAGAATTTATTCCAGAAAAAACAGATAATAAAAGTTCTGAAATGAAACAAGAAGAAAAATTAATGGAAGGTATTGGAGTTTGGATTTCTTATTTTAGAGCTAATCCTCATAGATTTGTTTCTGAGTATTTAATGCTTAAACCTTTTTCTTGGTTTCAAAAAATTCTTTTATTCATGATGTTTAAAAATAATTACTTTATGTGGTGGGCTAGTCGTGGATTAGGTAAAACTCATTTAACAGCCTTATATTGTGTTGTTAGATGTATATTGTACCCAGAGACACAAATATGTATAGCTTCTGGTATTAAAGCACAGGCTTTACAAGTAATTTCTGAAAAGATAATGGATTTTAAAACTAAATGTCCAAATATAGCTCTTGAGATAAGTGATTTTAGACCAAATATGCAAGATGCTAGAGTTGATTTCCATAATGGAAGTTGGATAAAAGTAGTAGCAGCTAATGATAACGCCCGTAGTGCCAGAGCAAACGTAATCATTGTTGATGAATTTCGCATGGTCAATGAAGATATAATCAGAACAGTTCTTCGTAAGTTTTTAACTGCTTCTAGAAGACCTAAGTTTGTTGATAAAGTATTACCAGATGGTTCTATGCCTTATGGTTTTTATGAAGAGCCAAATACAGAAATATACCTCTCCAGTGCTTGGTTATTTAATTGTTGTGCCTCTAAATAGAAAAAGGAGGCAATTATGAAAAGTGGAGTCCGAAAAATATTTTTTGATGAAAATTTTTTTGAGAATATAGACTCTGAAAAGAAAGCTTATTGGCTTGGTTTTATATATGCAGATGGTTCTGTATATGATGGAAATCAATCTAATACACAAACTTCTTTAAGACTATCTATTAATCTACAAAGAGAAGATAAGAGACATTTAGAAAAATTTGCAGAAGATTTAATGTTTACTGGTGAAATAAAAGATTTTATATCAGTATCACCCATGACAGTGAATCCTAGTAATCAAAGTAAAATTGTTTTAAATTCGAATTCTTTTTGTAGAAATCTTATAAAAAATGGTGTAACTCAAAATAAAACTTATACTATGGAAGTTCCTAAATATTTAGAAAAAGAATTTTTTTATCATTTTTTGAGAGGATATATAGATGGTGATGGCTCATATTTTTTTAATAAAAGATATGAATATAAATCTTATAGATTTCAAATAGAGATAGTGAGTCATTGTTCTAATATTTTGGAATATATAAAAAGCATGTGTGAAAAAGACAATATAAAACCCAATATTTCTTTTAGGAAAGAAGTTGGGGCATATAGATTATTTTTCACTGGAAAAAATAATGTTGGAAAACTTATTGAATTAATGTATAAAAATTCCACTGTATACTTAGATAGGAAATACACAAAAGCACAACAATTATTACAAATAGCTACTTTAGGTAGAAATGCCTATCGATTAGAGGGCGATATCGGTGAAATCTTCCAATTTTCTAGAGACAACGCCGAGATAACCAGAGAAATTAAAAATTCTCTGACATCGTAACGCATAGCGATTGAATCTGCTCTTGACACATAGCCAGTGTCCAGCAGAATATAATATCGCCAAGAGCGTCCTCCTTCTTAACTTTAAATTTTAAAGAAGAAGAAAACGTATGCTGGTCTTATACAATGGAAAAGTATAAGAACAGTGGGATAAAAAGCCCACTGGATAACAAAAATGATAAATCCCACTGGAGCTGGGAAAAGTTTAATTCTTATACAGATGCAATGCTTAAAGGTAGACCTTATTTTACTTGTGCATTACCTTACCAACTTGGAATTAAAGAACGTATCATAATGAAAGATGTTATTATAAATGAAATGAAAGAAGCAGATTTCAATGAACAATTATTCAAAATGGAAATGGAAACAATTCCTTTTGGAGAAAGTGAGAAATCATATTTTAAATTTGATATGCTTTCAAAAACTAGAAAAGTATCTGTTCCTAATTTACCTTTAAGTAATGAGGAATATCTTACTCTTAGAGATAATCATAGAAGACCAGACTTTAATAAAAAGAAGCGTGGTAAAGAGATTAGGGTATTATCGATGGACGTAGCTTTAATGTCTTCTACTTCTAGAAGAGTAAACGATGCTACTGTATTTACTTTAATATCTGGTGTTCCAGATGGTGGAGAGTATAGAAAAGAAGTCCAGTATATTAAATCAATAGAAGGAATGTTGACTCAGACACAAGCTTTAGAAGCAAA